ATATCTTTATTTTTTGCTAAACAGTCATCACGATCGTGGGTATCATAATACCAATACCACACATAATAGTTATGTTTCTGTACAGAACCAAAATCAAACCTACCACCTGGTGTATTATAAAGATGGACGTGTTTTTTTCCTTCAGGACCCGCAGTAACACGATACGTAAGTTCACCACCGATTAAACGATTTTTTAAACCCCTATCTTGCATTCTTGCTAATAAATCATAAGCTGGCATCATAAAGTAAGAACCTGAGGTTCCCATTTGTGCAAATCCACCAACACCACCAGAACCTACACCACCAAGACCACCAAATCCACCTAAAAATGGATCCACGATTGAATCAGTTAATTCTGCTCTTGTAAACCAAAGAAGTTCATTTATTTCTCTTCCCGCCGCAATTTCATACATTTGTTGGTTACCAACCAATTGTATCTTATCTAACTTCAACTCCGAATCACCACCTGTTTGGAGACCCACAATTTTAGAATATGCGTGTGAATACTGTGTTTCATAGTCAACCGATCTCGTAGTGAACGCTCTTGCTAAAGATTGTGTATCAACATCTAACCCAGCTAATGATGACCACTGCGATTCGATTAACCAATCACTTACATATTGTTCATATTCGTCAAGTGCTAACTCAAGGAATGTATCCATCTGTTCTTCCGTCAACTCGATAGAACGAATTGGCATACCTAAAAGATGAAAAACCTGTGAATATAACTTCTCTTTGTTTGTTGGTGTTATAATTGTGCTTGGCATATCTTACTTGATTTATTAATATAAATAGTTTATATTTGGAATAATCACACATTTAATTATGGTATCAGAAGAACAATTACAAAAAATCAGAAATAAACACAAATCTAAGTTAGATATATGGAGATACATTAACAGTATAAGTCCATTAAGAAAGAAACTAAGTTGGAAGATAATGGGTATTGTTAGAATTATTTGGGAAGATCGGGGATTACCACGATACGGTCAAATTATTGAATCAGATGGGAGTACATCTGAAGTAGGTGTTTATGATTATAATTCAGAAAACGACAAATACGACCATAGGAGTGGAATAAACTACACAAACACAAGTTACACACAACATAAATATTTAGAGAAGAAACTAAATGAATTATATGGCTACGAGTTACCATATGATAGAGATTCTGACGGGGGTTTTATTGAGGACACTGTAATTGATACAATAAATGAATTTGCTGAACATTTATATAACCATAGATTCGAGATTTTTGAAGATGGAAAAATAAAAGACTCTTTAGATGATATTAAAACAAGGAATGTTGGTGCAGGAAATAAGTCTCAAAAATTAGTAGAATCAAATCATAAATTAATATGGACAGATTCAATTGGATATGAAGATGACGACATATTAACGGGTGGAAGTGCACAAGATTTCAAAGGTATCGATGGTGTAATAAAATTTACAGATCGAAACGAAACGAATCAAGTTAAATCGTGTGGTGGGTGGTCAATTACTTCAGATGGTAATTACAAAGTAAAAGTTACCACATCAATAAGTCAATATAAAGAGATTGATTATATTTCATTCACCCATAAAGGTGATATAATTGTTTTTAAAATAGATATGGATTTAGTTGAAAGAATACATAGTGATAATGTATATTTCATTTTTGACTCTTCCTTACTATTTTTTACCAATAGACTTGATTAACTCCGAAGCAAAAGTTTCGGAATATTCTCCGTCACCCATAACTTGATCAATCACACTTTTCTTCTTTTGTAGAATATTGTAGACTGTCATTTCAATAGTATTTTCAAAAACAGGGTAATAAACCAATACACTGTTTTTTTGACCGTAACGATATGATCTATCTTCCGCTTGTGAGTGATCTGCTGGTACAAACGATAAATCATTCATAATAACAACATCGGCGGCCGTAAGTGTAATACCCACTCCCGCCGCTTTAATGTTTCCAATGAAAATCTTAACTTTAGGGTCATTCTGAAATCTATCAACCGATTGTTGTCTACCATCTTTTGACATTCTACCGTCAAGGACGACACATTTCTTTTTGTACTTCTCTCTTAACATATCTAATGAAACTGTAAAATTAGTGAAAACAATCACTTTACGGTCCTGTTCCAATACATTATCAATTAACTCACAGGTATGTTCCACCTTATCGATAGCAATTAACTGACGTAACCTCATTAAACGATTAAGGGTTACAGTTATACTCTCTTTTGTTTTTTGTTCCTCTGTGATCTTTAAAAACTCCGTTAATTCGTCATCGTAGAATGAACTCTTCATCTCTAACCATATTGGTGAGATAATTTTTTCTGGTAAATCAAGAACGTCTGTCTTTAATCTTCGTAGAACCACCGCTTTTGTTTGGTCTCTAAGTTCATTAAGATTACTTGCACCACTTGTATTCCATATCTTTCTACCTCCTACTCTAAATTGATATCCTTTACAATATCTTATCACGTACGTTTTCCAATTTATAGTTAAGGGTGATTTAACAATCTTAAGAAGATTATAGAAATTAATGGGTCTTGATGTCATTGGTGTTCCCGTAAGTAACCAAACTTTAGGGATTTTAGTTAAAATATCGTTTAATAATTTAGTTCTTTGTGCTGTGGAGTTTGAAATGTAATGTGCCTCATCAACAATTGCCAAATCAAAACCTTCATTCACTATTGTTTGGTAACCCTCACTTTCTACGTTATTTTCCGTAGTGTGGAAATTCTTTAAAATATCATAATTTATGATATAATACTTATACTGTGTTCCCCATTTTCTACCTTCAACAATTAAAACCTCTTCCTTAGTGTAAAACTCAATCTCTCTCTTCCAATTAATTTTTAAAGATGCGGGACAAACAATTAATACTTTTTTTACATCACTCTCCATTGAGGCAATAACAGTACTTGTTGTTTTACCAAGACCCATATCATCCGCTAAAATAAAATGACTATTTGCAAGTAGTTTTTCAATTGCCGTTTTTTGGTGTTCCATTGGTGGTCGGTGATCATATGGTGAGTAATCAACTTCTCTGTCCAATGTCTTTTCTTCCTGTATAATAGCCGCCTTTGGTATCCACATAGACATGTGTGGTAAATCTACATTGATGTTACCCCATATATTAAATGCTTTATCACTCTCACATAAGAGTTTTTCTACCCAAATGTGCCGTACTGGTTCGGGTAATAATCTATCTTCCATTACTTTCTTCCCAAAGTGTTCGGAAATCTCAACGTATTTGCGTGCAATCTTAGGTACTGTCTCCGAATGTTTGATTACATAATCGGATTGTGGTCGAGTAAGTGTGTGATTTTTACTTGTTTCAAACTTTCTCTTCCATGATAGTATTTGGTTATTGTAACCTGTGTATCCGGTTACAATTTCTCTTGCTTCTATTTCGGGTATCTGTCTTTCCATATAATATATTAAATATAACGAAATCAAATGACATTTTAAACTATTTATGTGTATGAGTAAAAAGGTTCCAATTACAAGACTGAGTAAATTCTTCTCAACTGAAGATTTTGACCTGAACATACAAATGGGTGAGGAATACCTTCATGGTGACCTCAATATGAAGTTGGTTCTCTATCGTGTTGATCATGATAGTACCGATACCGATGCGGTATATGCTGAAGTTGGTAAAGATCAAATAAAATTTTACCCACCTGTGGAGTTTAATGCGTTAGTTAAAGTAGAACAACCAAAAAACAGTACATATAAAAGTGGTATGGTTCGATACAATGAACCTGGTAATTTAACATTGTCGGTTTATTTAAAACATTTAAATGATTTAGGTATTGATTTAAAGTACGGTGATTTTATTGGTTATCCTGAAACAGAAGAAAAAGTAAGGTATTATACGGTAACTAACGATGGGAAGGTAACGTCCGACAGTAAACATAATATGTTTGGTTTTAAACCATTCTATAGAACCATAACATGTGTTCCGGCACAAGAAGTAGAATTTAGAGGAGTATAATGGCAACCCCAAAAAAGAAAAACGATATTAGTGTTTACCAAGGAAATGAATTGGTTGACAGAAGACAGGAACTTTTAGATAAGATAACCCAAGGGGATTCGTATTTACCAGATTCCGTTTTACACGATGATTTAGATTTGGGTATGTTGGAATTTGTTAAGAATAATTTTAAAGTTGTTTCTGACGGTGATGAAATACCTATTATACCAAAAATACTCACATTACAAAGATGGGGTGAATTCACAAATACGTGGGATATTTCGGATTTAGATGGTAATATAAAAATACCATTTATTAGTGTAATAAGAAAACCCGATGTACAACCAGGTACTAACCCAAGTTTACAAAGAACAATACCCGATAGACAACAATTTCATTACGCATCTGTACCAACATGGAATGGTACTCAGATGGGTGCTGACATATATAGAATACCACAACCCGTTGCGGTTGACATATCATACGAAGTAACAATATTATGTACTCGTTTTAGAGATTTAAATAAATTTAATCAAATTGTTTTACAAAAGTTTTCTTCTCGACAATCATATACTACGGTTAAAGGACATTATGTTCCAATTGTATTAGACACTGTTGAAGACAACACACCTGTTGATATTGAATCACGTAGGTTTTATTTACAAAATTATAAATTCACATTACTTGGTTTCTTAATCGATGAAGAGGAGTTTGAAATTAAACCCGCAGTTAGTCGACTTTTCCTTATGAATGAATTCATAAAGTCAAATAACTACGAAAAGAAATTTATGACTAAAAACATTGAGATCACGATTGCTAAGTTTACTGCGGACGGGACCAATACTGTGTTTAGTGTGGGTGAAACAATTGGTATTCTTTTTACTGTTGAGATTAACGGTATTGTTCAAACAAGAGATGATGATTTTTTCCACGTTGGGTATACTTCAAAAATATCTTTTGCATCTCCACCAGGTGAGGGTTCTATAATTACAATAAAATATTATAAAGGTAAATCAAATGTTTTTATTGACAGTTCGGGTAACCCAAGACAAGTTTCTACGGAAGATTTTGAATATACGGGAGAGTCTTTAACGTTCACAACAACAAATGCAATTGATAGTGTGGTTAGTTTTGACCTAAATGGTTTGACACAATTAGAAGGTGAAGCATTTGAAGTTTCAGGTAGAACTACTCTAACCTTATTAGGTACACCACGTGTTGGTACTATTGTAGGTGTGGTTTATCTCCACTAATTACTCCCCGTAAAGGTCGTCTTTTTTAACCTTACAATGTTGATCTATCCACTTTTCAACAACTCTGTACATTTTAAATCCGTTGACATCACAATATTTTTTTAACTTATTATGATGTTCTTCACCTATTTTAAGGTTTTTACTGTTTTTATTCCCCATAAAGATAAATATAGATAAAAAAGGATCCTTAAATATACCCAAATAGAAAACTGTCGGTCTCTTTACTAAAATTCAGGATATTTATAATAAACAATAAAAATATTTAACTAAAGTAATCAATGGCAAATTCAAACAGAGTATTCGTTTCTCCAGGTGTTTATACATCGGAGAAAGATTTAACGTTCGTAGCTCAAAGTGTGGGGGTAACTACATTGGGATTAGCGGGAGAGACCATACAAGGTCCAGCGTTCGAACCAATACTAATAAGAAATTTTGACGAATTCAAAACATATTTCGGACCAACTTCTCCGACTAAATATTCGGATGGAAATCCAAAATATGAGTTAGGGTATGTTGCGAAGTCGTATTTACAAGAATCAAATCAACTTTTCGTAACGAGAGTATTAGGATTAACAGGGTACAAACCAGGTCAATCCGTATCGATAAAAACATTAGGTGGTATAACGGTAGACACTGGTAACATAGTGGGTGGAGCAGGAACATCTGAAACACTTTCAGGAGCAACTAACAACATTTCAACATCTTCATTTATTGGAGATCTTAATGGTAAGAACGCTACTGACGGTTCAACAGTACAGGCGTTTATTGAAAGTATTCCAGTTTCTTCTACTGGTTCCACTAAGTGGTTCACTATTGGAGAGGTTTTGTCTTCGGACACTGCAGGATTAGTAGCTGCAGAACAAATTACGGGTCCTATTGGAAGTAACTCAACCACTAATTGGTATAACGTATTCTTTAAAGATAGTTTAGGTACTATCGATGGTGTTTATGGATATCTATTTTTCTTTGACGTAGTAAATGATGGATGGAAAATTACACGGTATGAAACTGTTGCGGTTGAAAACGAATATGGTGGTCAAGTAGTAGCATGTTTAAGATCAAGAGGTTCATATGCTGGACAGACACTTAATTTAGAAGTTACTACATCTGCAAACATATTGGCATCAGGTTCAGAAATTTCAAGTAACCCATTAGGTGAGTTCACGTTAGATGTGACAGGTTCAACGAGTGGTGCAAAAACATTCACATTGAGTTTAGACCAATCATCTAACAAATATGTAACTAAAGTTTTAGGTACTACGGTATTTGGAAAAGATAAAAAAGACATTCCTGTTTATGTACATGAGGTTTATTCTAAAACATTAAAAACTCTAAATGAAAAAGGGTTAGTAAGAGGTTTAAAGATATCACCATTAACATACACATCAGAAGGTAATAGTTTTGTGGGTCAGTGGGAAACACCGGCATCACCAGTTGTTGTATCTGAAGTACGAGGTGGAACAGTTAATGATTTATTTAACTTCATTAGTATTTCTGATGGTAACGCGGCTAACACACAAGTTAAAATTACATTTCAAAATATTGACCTTGAAACAGGAGACTTTGATATTGTAATTAGAGACTTCAACGATAAAGACGATAATTTAAATGTACTTGAGAAATTCACAAGATGTACTATGAATCCTGAATTACCAGGTTATGTAGCGAGAAAAATTGGAACTTCAGATGGTGAATATGAATTGAGGTCTAAATTCGTAATGTTAAACTTATCGGTAAACCCACCTGTAGATGCAGTACCAGCGGGATTCAAGGGATATACTTCCCATTCTCAAGGTAATACAATTCAAGGTAGTATACTTTATAAAACAGATTACAATGTAGCGGGTACCGTAACAGGTTATACTGCTAACGGTGAGAGTAAAATCTCGAACGGAGATAAAATAAGAAAAGTTTCTCTTGGTATATCGTCACAGATTGGTTTCGATAGTGATATCTTAGAATATAAAGGTAATACAACCTCTAATGTAACTTACGGTTTTCACTTATCAACAAACGCATCAACCATTACGGGAGATACTACGTACAAAACTACATCATATGATTTAGAAGGTACTAATAAAGGTTTATTGGAAACTAAACAATATAGAAAATTCACATTAGCAATGGGTGGTGGATTTGATGGTTGGGATATCTATAGAGGTACGAGAACTAATAGTGATGGTTACATCTACGGTAAAAATACATATGTAAGTGGTGACACGAACAATAGTGGTGTATTCAGTACTAATATTGGAAATTCTGATTACTACGCTTACTTACAAGCAATTGAAACATTCTCTAATCCTGAGTCGGTTGATATTAACATATTTGCAACACCAGGTATTGACTTTTTGAACCACAGTTCATTGGTTAACAACACAATAGAAATGATTGAAGGTGATAGAGCGGATTCACTTTATATTATGAACCCACCTAACACAGATATACTTACCACCAACAGGTGAGGTTCTAAAGAATATTGCACTAACAGATAATGTATCTTACCCATGGTTCGCAGTAGCGGGTTACTCAAGAGGTTTAGTAAACGC